TTCTTGTTACCGTCTAGGCCTTCAAGAAGAGCGTCTTTGGTTTCTGTCCAGCGACTTTCTAATAGTTCTGACATCATTTTCTCCTTAATTTAATCCAGCTAGACGGCGTATATCTAATACATTTGATTCGTCTGCTTTGACATGTGTCGTTGTTTTTTCTCTGTTGCCTGTTATTTCTTTCGCCTCTGATAATACTTTTGCCTTACGCTTTGCTGGAGTATGGCCATCTATTACAGACGGTAGGTACTTATCAAAAGATCTTTGTAATCTATCAGTTTGTACACTTTCCAGTAAGTCAGTCATAATGTCGCGTTGATCATTGCCTAATGGTGCAATCAATTCGTTTATGGTTCTTTCGCGTCTTGCTGCTTCAACTATTTGCTTGTTCTCAGTTGCCTGAGCTTCTGCTAAGTTTTTAGCTTTTGCAGCAAATGCTTTTGCTTCTGCTAGTTGTTTGTTTTTCAACTCAACAACTTTCAATAGCTGGGCACTTTCGCTTTTTTCATTTAGGTAGCTACCTGAATATTCATTACTGAATGCTTCAAATATTTTGCGACCAAAATCGTTTCTTCGTGCTTCTTCAATATCTTCTTTAAGTTGTGTAATTTCCCCTTTAAGGACCTTATCAACAGTTTCAGATACAGCGGTTGCACTTCTTTCAACAAAGTTAGTTTTAACTTTCTTGAAGTGTTCTTTAGCTTCACGTACTAAACGTACTTTCGTTTCTGCTAAATCTTTTTTGTCTTCGTAGAACTCTGCAATTTCTTTAGAAAGAGCTTCTATTACAAATTCCTCAAGCTGTGCATACTTAGATGCCATTGCCTTCTTGTCTTCGTGTAATTCACCAACTTCTTTACCAAGAGTTTCCATTACAAATTTTTGCATTAGGTCTGCGTTTTCACGCATTGCTATTGCATATTTTGCTTTTGCCTCAGCAAGTTGTTTACGATCATCTGAAAATTCAGCAATTTCTTCTGCTAATTTTTCTGACAACATACTATCAATAGCTTCCACCATCGTAGATTTGTCATGCTCGTATTTCTTTGCGAATTCTTCACGAAGTTCAGCGGTAGCAAGTTGGCGATTCTCAGTGATCTTCGCGTCCCATGCTTCTTGTATTTCTGCTTGTACTTCTTCTGAAAGTGCGCTGCTCTCGAAGAGTGATTTTAATGCTTCCAACATATTATTCTCCTCAGTTATCGGAGCCCGCTTATTATTCCTAATAAGCTCTCTTTTAAATATTTTTGTGCCTTGGTGTCTTCTTTAGTTGCCTGTGCTAGTTCAAATGCCTGGTACCCTCCGCGGGTGTTCATCAAGTGTTCGTAAATTGGCGTTGGGTACGCACCTGGTGCACTTGGTTGTGCAACAACGTCCACTGTAATAATTTCGAAGTCGCTAACGTTTCCGCTACCGTCTTCACTTACGTTACCAGAGCCCCTAGATGAAACACCTAGCTTGACGCCGCTTTCCAGCATTGTCTGCACTAGTTGTCCCATTGGGGTTGGTAATACTTTTAATTTACCGTAACCGTTAGGTCCGTCCATCCACGTTTCAGTAATCATGTGTGATACACGGTCTAGGTTAATGTTAAGGCCTTCTGGATGATCAACTTCTCCAAGAACACTATATCCTCCCTGGATTTGGTCATTAAGAGTTTTGACAGCCCTGCCAATTTCGTTTACAGGATAAACACGTTGGTTAGCATTACGCACACCGCCTTGTATACAAATACCTTTTAGGTATAAGTCTTTTCCTCCTCTGGAATTTTCAGCAGACTCAACGACCATATTCGCTTGGTCAAATGTCAGATGCTCTCTTAGAAAGTTTTGCATTCAGTTTCCCTTATTTGCCGACTACAGATTTCTTGTTGTCAGCTGCTTCTGGCTTCCCTTTTTTCTCTGCACCGTGTCCTGGCTCTGATTTGCCAGCTTTAGACGCTTTACCGCCTGGTACATTGATGTTTCCGCCATCTTGGTCTTTAGCGTTTAAATCGCCTAAACCAGCATGGTCGCCACTACCTGCTTCTCCACCTTTTAAGATGTTAGCTGATGTGCCACCCATGTTATTTGCACTTGCTACTGGTGACTTACCGCTGTCTCCATTATCGCCTGTGCTTTTTTTCTCTGCGCCGTGTCCGCCTGCTACTTTATCGACGTACTCACGCATTTGTTCTCTGTCTGACTTTGCTGACTCTTCAACTTCTTCGTCTGAAGCTTCGTCAACTTCTTCGTCTGAAGCTTCGTCAACTTCTTCATCAGTTGCTTCAAATGCAAATGCTTCTTCTTCAGGTTCATCATCACCTTCTTCATCGCCTTCGCCTTCGCCTTCTTCGTCGCCCATCATTTTTTCAAATTCTGATTTTAGGTCGTCTAATGCGTCTTCAAGGTCTACAACACGATCTTCAATGTCGCCTTCTTCTTCGCCTTCTTCACCTTCGTCATCACCTGCTTCGATGTCACCCATCATATCGTCAGTTGGATCGCCGCCCATGTCCATTGGGTCTGCTTCAACTTCAAATTCGTCTAGGTCAAAATTTTCGTTTGTTTCTTCATCAGTTGCTTCATCAACTTCTTCATCTGAAGCTTCATCAACTTCTTCATCAGTTGCTTCGTCAACTTCTTCATCAGTAGTTTCTTCTACTTCTGTATCGTCTTCTTCGATTTCAATATCTGATTCAATTAGACTTGCATAGATGTCTCTTGACTTCTCTACAACTATATCGTGGAATAGTTCTTCTGCGCCGGCCTTGTCTTCATTAACAAGACGTTCGAGCATTTCTTCGAACTTATTTTTATCTGCCATTTCTTTTCTCCTATAAAAGTATTTACCTATGGTAAGGCTGTCATTTGTATTTACTATTTATGCAAGAATGTGTGGGCAAACAGGCTCAAAACGAGCCATTTTGTTTATATCTGGGGAAAACTGAAGATTTTTTGGAAATCTCCAAGCTCTATTGTGTTAAAGTTCTCAAAAGTATTTAGTTCATCTGGCTTATAATTATCAGATGCTATAACTCGATGGAAGTTAATTTTCTTGTTATCTCTTATAACAGTTTTAGTTTGTCGTAGCCAATTACCGTAGAAAGTAGCACCTTCGTTAGGCCTTTTGTAGTTTTTTGTGCCAGCATATATGTTATTTAATTTACTATTGTTCTCAAGACCTGCAAAGTCAAATCCTAATATATAAATATCATCATATCCGTGTTCTGCTGCTAACCACAACGCTGTTGGACCGCTACTCCAACCTTTACTAGGCTGAAAATAATTTACATTCTTTATTGCTGTAAATGCATTATTATGATTAGTCCATACTTTGTTATTATTTTGATAACCGCTTTTACTAAGCTCTAGTATCATTTTTACATCTACTGCTATTAAGTAGTCTGGAGAAAACGTCCTGTATAAAGCATTACAACCGTAGACAGTACCTAATTCTAATAATGATTCTGGCTCTATAACAGATCTGCTAGTGCCGTTACCTAATACAAAAGCAACGCTGTTATCTTTATTAGATACAGAGTTTGATATATGTTCTTTTTGTTTTTGTAATTGCTTTTGAAGTCTTCGTTGGTTGCGTATAACAAGCCATTCTTGTTTGGTGTATAGAGATTTATCTATTTTTGCCATTAAATAGCACCGCCGGCCTCCGCTTGTGCTGCTATTCCGTACATCTGTCTAACAAAATCTAATTCATTTGTTATTTCTTCTTGATGTAATTCAGATGCTTTACGAATTCTATTGATTTGGCCTAGTGTTAGTCTAGTCTTTCTAGTGTCAGTTGCTTTAACTGGGGACTCATCGTGTTGAGGCTCGTAACCTTTATTGTTTACAGGCTCAATTGTTTCTGGGTCAAAGTAAAATAGTTCTCTAAGTATCATATTGTATTTATACCGTTTGGTCCGTTGTTGCTGCTCCGCCACCAAGTTCGGCTCCTGTTGTTGTTTCTGGCGGCGTTGCTTCTCCGCCATCTTCTGTCGGTACAGAAGTATCTTCATCTTCTATTCCGCCTAGGTCTGCATCCATACCTGCTCCTGATATGCCACCACCGCGCATTTCGCCTGCGGCATCTGTTGCTGGAGTTTCAAGATTTTCATCATTTTCTTCTCTCCACATACGTTCATTCTCTGCAATTTCTTCATCTGTCATGCCTAAGAAGCGTTTTAGAGCAAATCTATTACTAATATAAGGTATTGCACTCATTTGTGTGTAAGTTGGTACACGAGCATTGTCTACTTCTGACTGTCTGTACGATGCAAAGTTCTGTGGAGGCTGGAAAACTAGGTCAAACATTGAAGTATCAACGTTTACACCTTTTTCTAACAAATATTTCTTAAATTCTTGGTCAAATTCTTCAACAAGCATGCCTTGTAAGCGTTCACAGTAAGTATTGAACCTTAATTCTTGTATATATGCTGTTCCGACTCTACCATCATTGTACTGACTACTTGCATCTTCAGCCCCTGTAGGCAAGTATGAGCTAGGAATTCGTAAACCGCGTACGAGCTTATTAGTAAAATATCTAAGGTCATCAATTTCTCCTAAATTTGTACCACCTGGTAACGTTTCTACTTTAGAACCACGTCCTTCTGCTGTTTGCGGAAAGAAATAGTCTTCATTAATACTTAACGGGTTGTAACTACTGTCTATAACATTGGTACCCCCGCCTGATTGGCTTGGAATACGTCTTTGGTGTATCTCTGTTTTAACACGTTCTACGAATTGCATAGCAAGGTGACTTGGCATGTTACCAACATCAACATAAAAAACACGTCTTTCAGGAGCACGTTGTACTCTGTATATAATGATTGCGTCTTCTAATAGTTCTTTTTGCTTGTATACTTTAAAAATTGTTTCTAATAACGAATTACCAAATGGATAGTTGTTGTCTAAGCCTTCACTCATACTAAGGTGTACAATATGATCAGCATCAACTGCTATTTCTGACTCTTCTCTACTCCAACGTGTGCCTGCTTGGCTACCTTGCTGACTTCCTATAAAGCCTTTACCAGCACTTGCACTTTGATAACTGCCTGCGCCACCATTATTTGTTTGACCATTTGTCTGATGAGGAGTAGTTGCTACCATTTCACCAAAGTTTAAATTAAAATCTTTGATGATATATTGCTCAGGAGTCTTGCCTTCTGATTCGTTAACAATAATCTTTGTTAGATTTGCTGCATCTACATGATATAACTTTTTAGTTTCTGGATCTCTAACAAAAATTTGATCTCCGTACTTAAATGCATTACGTATTAGTCTAAACATACGTGTTTCGAACTTGTTAAGTTTACACCATTGCTGTAGATACTTTGCTAAAATAGTTGTTTCGGAGTTTGTTGCTTTTTGTTTGAACTCTAATGTAAAGTTAGTGCCATTTTGTTCATTCTTTTGTGTACAAAACTCAGCAAGGATATCTAGTGCCGCATTAACTTCGGAATCACTGTCCATTGTATTGTATTGACCATAACGTTCAACACGATTCGGACTACCAACATACACATCTGGTAAGTGTGAGTTATAATTTTTTGTTGCAGGGCCTGGTTGCATACCACCATTATAGCCGCTAAAAGGACTATAACTTCCTTCTGCGTTAGTACCCGTTGGCACTGGTGTAAAATATTTTTTCCAGCTCATTTTTTCCCTTTAGTCCGTGTTAGTC